CGCACAGAAAAAGCTTGCCGGAAATCCGGGAAAGCGGGCGCTGTCAAAAAAGGAACCGCGGCCGAATGTAAGCAGGATTCCAACCCCGCCTGAATATCTCAACGAATTCGCCCAGGCCCTTTGGAATGAATACGCCCCCAAGCTGGTCGCCCTCGGCATGCTGTCCGATATCGACACCAAAGCCTGGGAAGGTCTTTGCCATTCTTACGGCCGGTGGATTGAGGCCGACGCCGATATCAGAGAACACGGCCGCGTCTACGACCACAACGGCATGATCAAGTTGCGCCCCGAAATCCGCATCGAGGCCGAGGCCCGCAAAGAGTTCCGCCAATACTGCGCCGAATTCGGCTTAACCCCGGCATCCCGATCCCGCGTCGCCGCCAGCATGGATCCGGTCCTGCCGATGAACATGCCGAACCAAACCGACCCATCAAAGCAAATGCCGACAGGACCGTGGAGCAATGACGAAGAATTCTTCGGCCCGCAAGGCAAGCCGCTCAACTAAAGCCAAATCCAAAACCCCGTCGCTTTCCGATAAGGCCATCATCGCCCTGGCCGCCGATCTGGCAAAAACAAAGGTCGACGACCTCGCCATCTGGGCCAAGGCCACCGCCCCGAAAGGCTATTACTTCGACGAAGTTGCCGCCGAACGCGCCGTCCACTTTTTCGCTCACTACCTTCGCCACACCCGGGGAAAATGGGCGGGCCAGCCGTTCCATTTAATCTACTGGCAAAAGGTCATCGTCCGCCTGATCTTCGGATGGAAACGCCCCGACGACACCCGGCGTTTTCGCACCGTTTACGAAAGGATACCGAGAAAAAACGGCAAGACCGGCAAGGCCGCTGGCCTCGGTTTATACCTGACCATCGCCGATAATGAGCCCGGCGCCGAGGTTTATTCATTTGCGTCTGATACCGAACAGGCCGCCATCGCCCATGACGAAGCCAAGCGCATGCGCGGTCAGTCCGATGCCCTGCGTTCGCGCACCCTGGTTTTTAAAAAGGCGATCACCGCCGGCGCTTCGCATTCCGCCTACAAGGTTTTGTCGTCGACGGCGGGCACCAAACACGGCCTCAACGCATCCGGCCTTATCGGCGACGAACTGCACGCCATGGCCGACCGCGAATTGTACGACACCTTGCACACCTCGACCGGCGCCCGGCGCCAGCCGTTGGAATTTCTAATCACCACCGCCGGCGTCGATCACCACTCGTTTTGCTACGAACTAGATGACTACGCCTGCAAGGTCCGCACCGGCGTCATCAACGACCCCGAATTCCTGCCGGTTCTTTTCGGCGCCGACAAAGACGACGACTTCACCGACCCCCGCGTCTGGGCCAAGGCCAACCCATCGCTCGGCATCACCATCGGGCTCGACTACATCCGCAAGGAAGCCGAAAAAGCCAAGGTCCAGCCGTCTTACACAAATGTCTTTCGCCGCCTTCATTTGAACGTCTGGACCGAGTCCCACACCCGCTGGCTACCTAAGGATAAATGGGACGCCTGCGCCACCCCCGTTATCCCGGTCGAATTGGAAGGCCGCGAATGCTACGGCGGCCTCGACCTGTCGCGCAAAATCGACATCTCGGCTTTCGTCCTTGTCTTCCCGCCGGTCGACGAAGACGAACCCTGGAAGGTGCTTTGCTTTTTCTGGGTGCCGGCCGAAAACATCCTGCGGCGCGCCAAACGCGACCGGGTGCCTTATGACGTCTGGCACCGTCAAGGCCTGATCACCGCCACCGAAGGCGACGTCGTCGATTACGACGTCATCTTGAACGACATCACGGCGCTGGGCAAAAGGTTCAGCCTGCGCGAAATCGGCTTTGATCCGTGGAACGCCACCCAGCTGGCCAACGACCTGGCCGCCGAGGGTTTTGTCACCGTCGAAATGCGCCAAGGCCCACGCACCTTGTCCGAACCGATGAAGTTCTTAGAAGAACGCGTCATCGGCGAAACCCTCGCCCACGGCGGCAACGCCGTCCTGAATTGGATGTCCGACAACGTCGAAATCCGCATGGACGCCAACGAAAACATCGCGCCCGACAAATCGAAATCGACCGAACGCATCGACGGCATCGTCGCTTTGATCATGGCCATCGGCCGCGCGATGTTTGTTGAATCCGAAGGCCCATCCGTCTACGAAGAACGAGGGATTATCACCGTATGACCACGCCCCCAAAAAACCCCTCGTCGGCCAAGGCCGTCTTCATGCCCGGCCCGATCGATATCATGGCCATGGTCGGCGTTGCGTTGATCGCCGTCGGCATCGCGCTGGTTAATATTCCGCTGGCGTTGTTCACCGCCGGCGTCTTGATTTACACCCCTGCCGTTATTGCCGAGTTGCGATAATGGGTTTTTTAAAACGCGCCGCCGCCCGGTCCCACATCGTCGCTTCCGGCCCGCCCCGCGACCCCGTCGTCGCCTCTTGGTTCGGCGGCGCCGCCACGGCTTCCGGCCAGACCGTAAATTCCGACAAGGCGATGTCGTCGGTCTGGGTCTATGCCTGTGTTAAAGTGTTGGCCGAAACCCTGGCCTCGGTGCCGTGGAATGTTCACAAAAACCTTCCCGACGGCGGACAGGAAGTCGACAAGATCCACCCGCTCCATTCCGTCCTACATGACCAGCCCAACCACTACCAGACCAGTTTTGAATTCCGCGAAATGCTGATGGGGCACACGGCCTTGCGCGGCAACGGCTACGCCGAAATCATCCCCACCGCCGGCAACCCGGTGTCGGCGTTGATCCCGCTGCACCCCGACCGGGTGCGCCCGTTCTGGGCGCCGGATAAAACCGTCGCTTACGACTACCAACCCTTGACCGGCCCGTCCCGCGTCATCCTCGGGCACGAAATGTTTCATGTTCGCGGCCTGTCGTTCGATGGCCTGGCCGGGCTCAACCCGATCCATCTGCACCGCGAAACAGTCGGCGAAGATTTCGCCGCCCAGGAATATGGCGCCCGCTTTTGGGAAAACGACGCCACCCCCAGCGGCGTCTTAAAAAAAGAAGGCCATTTTTCGTCCGACGAGGTCGCCACCCGGGTTTTAAAATCCTGGCAAGCCGCCCAGACCGGCATCAATCGCCACAAGACGGCGCTGCTCGAAGACGGCCTCGAATACGACGCCATAGGCCTGTCCCACGCCGACGCCGAATACATCAACAGCCGCGGTTTTTCCGGGCTGCAAATAGCCCGCATCTACCGGGTTCCGCCGCACATGATCGGTATCCTCGACCGCGCCACCTTCAACAACATCGAACACCTGACGCTGGGGTTCATAAAATTCTCCATGCGGCCGTGGTTTGTGCGCTGGGAGCAGGCGACGCGGCGCGACCTATTTACCGCCGCCGGCCAGCATACCCATTTCAACGAATTCAACGCCGAAGGCCTGCTGCGCGGCGATACCAAGGCGCGGCGCGAACTCTATCACGGCGGCATCTTGGATGGCTGGCTGACCCGCAACGAAGCCCGCAAAAAAGAAAATCTCAACCCCATCACCGGCCTCGACGAACCGCTTGTGCCCACCAACATGACCCTGGACAGCCTCATCGCCGACCTGGTCAAGGAGAATTTAGATGCCCAACCCGCCACCCAACAAGATTGAACCCAAAATCGAACACCGCGCCTTCACCGTCGACGAATTCCGCGTCGACCACGACGGCGATAAAACCGTCATTCGCGGCCACGCGGCGGTGTTTAATAAACTCAGCGAAGACCTCGGCGGCTTCCGCGAAATCATCGCCCCCGGCGCCTTCACCGAATCGTTAAAGACCGCCGATGTCCGGGCGCTGTTCAACCACGATTCAAACATCATCCTTGGCCGCAACAAGGCCGGCACGTTGAGCGTCGCCGAAGACGCCCGCGGCCTCGCCATCGAAATCTCCCCGCCCGACACCCAGGCCGCCCGCGATTTGCTGGTGTCCATGGAACGCGGCGATATTTCCGAAATGTCGTTCGGTTTCCGCACCGTCGAGGATAAATGGGAAATCAAAGACGGCGACGATCTGCGGACCTTGGTCAAGGTTGATATTTTCGACATTTCCCCGGTGACCTTCGCCGCCTACCCCGACACCGACGTCAGCGTCGCCCAGCGTTCCCTGGATGAATTCCGCACAGGGCAAGAGGCGCCCAACCCCGAACCCGAACCCGCACCCGCCGCTGGGGACTCAGGCGACGACGATGATACCGATGATGTGAACACCGAAGGGCCGCGCAACCTCGCCACCATGGAAGCGCGGACCAACCAGGCATTCATCGACTAACCCAATTCCACGATTCCCGGCAGCGGAGGCTGCAGGGTTAACCCGGGCGTCTTTTTAGGCGCCCTTTTTTGTAAGAAGGAGGGACCTTATGGACCCGAAAGAACTGAAACGCCTCCGCGAGGAGCGGGGCAAGATCGCCGCCGAAATGCGGGCTATTCTTGATAAAGCCACAGCCGAAAAACGCGAAGCCAATACCGAAGAACTGGCCAAGCACGGCGAACTCTACGACAAGCAGGAAGAACTGCGCGGTAATATCGAGGCCGGCGAACGCCAACAGGAAATCAACCGCGAATTGGCCGAAACGGCGGCCGCCGAAGAACGCGCCGCGCACGATGCCGGTGAAAATGCCGCCGGCGGAAACGCCGACCTCGCCATGCGGGCCTTTAACACCTATCTGCAGACCAGGGAAATCACCGGCGAAGGTGCCGACGAATTGCGCGCCATGCAGGCCGGTTCCGACACCATCGGCGGCTATATCGTCGCCCCCGAACTGTTTGTCGCCCAGCTGATCAAATTAGTCGACGATCAGGTCTTTGTCCGCGGTAACGCCACCGTCCTGCCGCCGCTGACATCATCGGCAAAACTCGGTATTCCGTCATTGGATACCGATATTTCGGACCTCGACTGGTCTTCGGAACTGGCCACCGGTTCCGAGGATTCGTCACTGGCCCTGGGCAAGCGGGAAATGGAACCCCACCCCCTGGCCAAGCGCATCAAGGTGTCGAACAAACTGCTGCAGATCGCCGCCATCAACCCCGAACAGCTTGTCCGTGAACGCCTCGGCTACAAGTTGGGCGTCACTCAGGAAAAGGCCTATTTGACAGGTTCCGGCGCCGCCCAGCCGCTTGGCGTCTTCACCGCGTCCGCCGATGGTGTGACGACGGCGCGCGATGCGTCGACCGGCAACACCACCACGGGCATCGAGTTCGATGGCCTGATCGAGGCCAAATACAGCCTCAAGGCGCAATACCACAACAACGCCCGCTGGCTTTTCCACCGCGACGCCATGAAACAGATTTCCAAACTCAAAGACGGCGAAGGCCGCTACATCTGGCGTCAATCCGTGCGCGAAGGCGAACCCGATATGATTTTAGGGCACCCGCTGGATATCAGCGAGTTCGCGCCCAACACCTTCACCACCGGGCTTTACGTCGGCATGTTCTGCGACTGGTCGAAATATTGGATTGTCGACTCCCTGTCGATGCAAATCCAGCGGCTGATTGAACTCTACGCCGAAACCAACCAGGCCGGCTTCATCGCCCGTTACGAAGGCGACGGCGCGCCTGTCCTGGCCGAAGCCTTCTCGCGGGTCACGCTGGCCTAAATCTAGGCATAAACCCCACCCTTGAAATAACGCGGCCTTGCGGCCCGGGCCTCGACCATTAGGCCCGGGTTAGGGCGCATTTTAACGGAGAATTCCAATGAACTTAAGCAAAGACGTAAAAATCACCCGCGTCGAGAACGCCGTTGCGGCGGGCTCGGCCGACGAAAACGGCGCCAGCGTCGACATGCAGAACTTCGAAAGCGTCATGTTTGTCGCCATGCTCGGCACCCTGACGGCGAACCAGGTGACGACGATGAAGGCACAGCAGTCGTCCGACGACGGCTCGGCCGACGCCTTCGCCGACATCGCCGGCAGCCAGACCACGGCCATGGCCGATGATGATGACAACCAGTGCATCATCCTCGACATCGTCAAGCCGCGCGAACGCTATGTCCGCCCGGTGCTGGAACGCGCCACCGCCAACGCCGTCATCGACGGCATCATCGCCATCCAGTACGGGCCTTTGAAAAAGCCGACGACCCACGATGCGGCGACGGTGCAGACGTCCCAGGTCGTCGTCTCGGCGGCCGAAGGCACGGCTTAATCCGGGTTATCCCCGGCTTATCCCTAACGTGAAATACCGGGGCGGCTTGGCAACGGGCCGCCCCCTTTTCGGGAGAATTCACATGCGTAATAAAACCCTCTTTTCATCGCTGGCCGCGGTGGCGCTTGTCGCCGGCCTGTCACTTATCACCCTGGCCGAAGCCGCCGCATGTTCGGTCGCCAACTGCCGCGAATCCGGCGGCGCCCGCTGGACCATCGGCAGCGGCGGGTCGCTTGATGTTTTATCGTCCGGCGAACTCGACATCGAAGGCGCTTAAGGGCCGCGGTCTATGGAAAAACTTTTCACCGACCAGACGGCCAACGCCAACGGCACCACTCTTAATTGGCCTGGCGGCTCCAAGGCAGCCACCTTTGTCGGTTACGGCACATGGGACACCGCCACCCTGACGCTGGAAATGTCGCCCGACGGCGGCACGACGTGGATCCCGGTGACGGGTATGAGCCTAACCGCCGATGGTCACCTGGATATCCCGCCGCTTGGTTCGGGCGTCAAAATCCGGGCTGTTTTGGCCAGCGTCGGCGCGTCCACGTCCGTCAGCGCCCGGATTTTCTAAACCCCAAACCGATAGGAGACCCTTTCGATGAAAGTCAGAATGCTCACCACCTACGCCGGCCCCAAAGGCAACTTCAAGCCCGGCGACGTCGTCGACGTCGAAAATGACGAAGCCAAGGCCCTGATCGAAGGCCGCCACGCCGAACACGCGGCCGAAGAAGAAGCCCGCGGCAAGCGTAACGAAAAAGCCGCCAAGAAAGCCGCCGCCAAGAAAAAAGCCCAGAAACTGGAAGCGGCGAAAGAGGCGAAAGAGGCAAAGGAAAAGGCCAACCTCAACGGCGCGCCGGAAACCGCCGACGACAAAGCCAAAAAGTAAGGCGCTGATCGGTGCCTTTAGCCCCTGTCACCGCGCCGGCGGAAGAACCGCTCACCCTCACCGAGGCCAAGGCACACCTGCGCGTCACCGCCGCCGATGATGATACCTATATCACGACCCTCATTATCGTCGCCCGGCAATGGGCGGAAAACGTCACCCGCCGGGCGCTCATCACCCAGACCTGGGACCTGTTTTTAGACAAGTTCCCGTCCATGTTATCGCCAGGTTCGATGATCGAGGTGCCGCTGCCGCCGCTGGTGTCGGTGACGACGGTCAAATACACCGACACCGACGGCGTCCAGCAAACGCTGTCGGCTAGTCTCTACGACGTCGACATCAACGCCGAACGCGGCCGCATCACGCCCGCCTACGGCGAAGTCTGGCCGTCAACCCGCGCCGAAATGAACGCCGTCGAAATCCGCATCGTCGCCGGCTACGGGGCGACGGCTTTTGTGCCGGTCAAAATCAAACAGGCGATGTTGCTGCTGATCGGCCACCTGTACGAACGCCGCGAAGACACCGTCGTCGGCGTCACCCCGGCGCGTGTGCCGCAAGCGTCCGAATGGCTGATCGCCGACTATCAATCAATCAGGTTTTAGATCATGCAAGCCGGACGCCTCGACCGCAGCATCGTTATTCAAAAGAACACGCCGACGCGCTCGGGCACCGGCGCCGAGAAACAATCCTGGGCGACGTTCGCCACCGTCTGGGCCGAGGTCAAGGAAGTCTCCGGCGGCGAAACATTCCGCGGCGCCCAGATCGTCGCCGAGGCGACAAAGGTTTTTCTCATCCGCCACCGCACCGACCTGACGACGAAAATGCGGATCAGCTACGACGGCGACATCTACGACATCCACAAAATGCCCGAACTCGGGCGCCGCGAAGGCCTGATCATCCAGGCCTCGGCGGTTAATGTTTAACAAGAGGCGCGGACGGGCGCAGCCCGGACAGGGATAAAATAAATGCCCGGCATCCAACGCACCCGCCTCGAAGGGGCAAAAGAACTCGACCGGGTGCTGGCGCGGCTGCCCAAGAAAATAGGCAAGCGCGTGTTCATGAAGGCGGGGCGCGAAGGGGGCAAGGTCATCCAGGGCGAGGCCCTGCAAAATTTAGGCTCCGCCGATAAAAAAGACATCATCGTCCGCAAGGTCCGGGTGCAGGGCACATCGTTGACCATGCGGATCGGGCCGCCGCGCTCGAAATTTCAGTTGATGTTAAAGGAATTCGGAACGCAGCCGCACCGCATCACCACCGGCGGGCGTCGCGGCGCCAAGAAAAAGCTGCTTGTTGACACTGATGCCGGCCTCGCCTTCGGCACCGAAATCAACCATCCCGGCCAACCGGCGCGGCCGTTTCTGCGCCCGGCGTTTGACGTCAAGAAAGGCGAGGCATTGGCCACCGTGGGAAAAGTCTTAGGCACTGAAATCGAAAAAGCGGCGGTCAAACTCGCCGGTTCGTTCGCAAAATCCGGTCTTAAGCGCCGAAAACGGAGACGTCGTAGATGACGATAGAATCTGAAATCTATGACCGCGCCACCACACATGCCGGTTTATTGGCGCTGATCAGTGACCGGTTCTACCCCGGCGAGTTGCCCCAGGATGCGACTTACCCGGCGATTTCTTACCGGCAGGTGTCGGCGGGGCGGCCCAGCGCCATGGGGTCCGACGTCGGCATCGTCGATGCGCGCTTCCAGTTGGATATCTGGACCAAGGACGATGAATCTGGTTTATCCGGCTACGATTCAAAGATTGCGGTATCTGAACAAGTGCGCGCCGCATTCCAGCGGTGGCGCACGACGTCCGGCACCATCGTCCAGGATACTTTTATTATAAACGTCATTGACCTGCCGTTTGTTCCCGATATGGAACTCCACCACCGCGCCATCGACCTGCGAATTATTTATCAAGAGGCGTAGAGGTCCGAAAGGACCGCCCGGGATATTAAAAGGAGTAACCCATGCCCGCTGAAACAATCTCCGACGCCAAGCTGTTCTTCGGCGGCTATGACCTGTCGGGGTCGATGAACGAAGTGGCGGCCGGCTACGGCGCCGAACTGGAAAAAACCCCCGTCTTCGGCGACACCGGCATGCGCCGCCTGGCCGGCATTCCCGACGGCGCCGTGCAGGCCAACGGCTACTGGGACCCGACCCTCGACGGCGCGCTGCACGCCAAGATCGGCCTGACCAACGAACCGTTTTCCGTCATTCCCGGCGGCAATGCCGAAGGCAACCGCGGCTTTACTTTCCTGGCCGCGTCCGGCGAATACGACCACGGCGGTCCGGTCGGCAAGGCCTTCCCGTTTTCCGTCGGCGCGTCGCTATCCGGCGGCGAAGCGGTCATCCGCGCCACCTTAATGCACCGCGCCGTCAAGACGGCGACCTTCAACGGCACCGGCCAGCAGCTGGGCGCGATTTCGGCCACTCAAAAACTTTACGGCGCCCTACATGTGTTCACCGCCGACGGCACCACGCCGACGCTGGACGTGATTGTCGAATCCGACGACAACGCCGGTTTTACGACGGCGGTGACCCGCATGACGTTCGCCCAAAAAATCGCCATCGGTTCGGAATGGCCGACGGCGATATCCGGCGCCATCACCGATGATTACTGGCGCATCGTCGCCACCCTCACCGGCGCGTCGCCCAGCTTCGACTTCGCCGTCGTTCTGGGGATTCAATAACAAGTGGCGGGGACGGGCGTCAGCCCGGACAGGGATAAAAAGGAATAAAATATGAAAGACATCAAACTCACCCGCGCCCACAACGGCCGCGCCAAGGGCGCCGTCGTCACCGTCGACGATATGCGCGCCGCCAAGATGATCGAGGCGGGCATCGGTAAACCCGCCACCAAACCCAACCCACAACCCAAACGCTAAGTAAAACCCGTTTCGGGCGCATGTGTGCCCGCAACTGTGATTTTACGCCATAGAAAAGGAGCCAATTATGCCCCAAGAAACCCTTGCCGACGCCTTCATCGAAATCAACGGCGTCGATCTGTCCGACCACGTCGAAACCGTGGAATTGAATTATTCCGAGGAATTGAAAATAGCCACCGCCATGGGCCACACCGGCGTCAAGCGCCTGCCCAGCGGTATCGGCGACTGGTCGTTGACGCCTAATTTTTTCCAGGACTATGACGCCGCCAAGGTCGACGCCACATTATTCCCGCTGGTCGGCGCCGCCGCTTTTTCCATGAAGTTCAGAAAGTCCAAGACCGACGCCATTTCGGCGACAAACCCGGAATATCAAGGCAACGGCATGATCGACGGCGACCTGCCGCTGGGCAACGCCGCGGTCGGCGACGTCAACATGGCGTCGGTGACTTTCGTGTCCGCCGACGGCGTCCGCCTCATCCGCGACATCACGGCGTAAC